AGGTGCATCAGAAATGGTGTACCTTTTTTTATTATATTTACCTTACTATAAAAAACCATTTTAAAAACGTTATATAAGTATGAATATCAATATTACAGTACCAAATGATTTAAGTGAGATTACTTTAAGGCAGTATAAGCACTTTCTTAAAATACAGAAAAATGTAGATGATGAAAGTTTTTTAAATGCAAAGATTATTGAGATTTTTTGCAAGTTAAACCTTGAAGATGTAATGAGGTTAAAGTTTAATGATAGTGAATTAATAGTAAGTACACTTACAGAAATGTTTGAGCAGAAGCCTAACCTAGTTAGAAGTTTTAAGCTAAACAATATTAACTATGGTTTTCATCCACAACTAGATGATCTAACTTTGGGTGAATACATAGACTTGGATACCTTTATTGGTGATTGGGAAAATATAGAAAAAGCTATGGCAGTTTTATATAGACCAGTAGTAAACAAGATAAAAGACAAATACACAATAGAAGAATACAAAGTAGGTGTAGATCAAGAGATTTTAGATATGCCTATGGATGCAGTATTGTCTTCAATTTTTTTTTTGTGGAATTTAGGACTGGACTTGTCGAAAACTATGATGAACTATTTGGACAAGGATCAAACACAAGCCTTGACGCAGTATCTAACTTCACAACCAAATGGGGCTGGTATAACTCAATTTACGGACTTGCTCAAGGAGACATTACAAGATATGAAAATATCACTAAACTAGGAGTACACGAATGTTTTATGATGCTATCCTTTATGAAAGACAAAGCAGAAGTAGAAGCAAAAAGAATTAAACAAAATTTCAAATGAGCCAACAAGGTATAAGAGGGTATTATCAATTAACCTCAACAATAGAAGAACAATTAAGAGGTACTGAATTTACCAATACAGTTTCTATTGGAGATATAAGCAAAGTAAACTTAAACAAGCAAGACATATTTCCTTTGGCACATATGATTGTAAATAGTGTTACAGCAGAAGAACAAGTGTTGAGGTTTAACATAAGTATTCTAGCTTGTGATATTGTAGACCAATCAAAGGATATAACAACAGATAGATTTACTGGCAATGATAATGAGCAAGATATTCTAAACACGCAGCTATTGGTCTTAAACAAGCTTATACAGAAGTTAAGGATGGGTTCATTGCATACAGATATGTATCAATTAGATGGAGACCCTACATTATCACCGTTTAGTGATAGATTTGAAAATGAACTTGCTGGGTGGACAGCAGATATAACTATACTAATTTACAATGATATATACATTTGCTAATGAAGTTTAAGAACGTAGATGAAATAGTAACAAAGTATGCGAAGTATGTTGTACAGCAATCTAAATCAAACCTAACCAAAGATAAAAAGGGTGGTGGTGATTTATATAATTCTGTTAGTTATAAAATAGAGAAAAGCCAAGATGATTTTTTGTTAGATTTTCTAATGGAAGATTACGGTGCTTTTGTTGATAGAGGAGTAAAAGGTAAAACCTCAACATACCCGCAAACAAGTGCAGCATTATCAAAGTTTCAATATGGAAGTGGTACTGGCCCAAAAGGTGGATTGACAAAAGGTATCAATGCTTGGCTAAAAAAGAAAAGGTTTCAGTTTAGAGATAAGCAAGGTAGGTTTATGAGTTATGATAGTATGACTTATTTAATAGCAAGAAGCATTTACAATAAAGGTTTAAAAGCAAACCTATTTTTTACAAAGCCTTTTGAAGCTGGTTTAAAAAGATTGCCAGATGATTTAATAAAAGGGTTTGCATTAGACATTGAAGATGCAATAATATTAGGAACAAAAAAATAAGATATGGATTGGACATTAGGCATAGCATTTCATTTCCCACATAACCGATTATTGGTTGGTTGGGAGTACATCGCAAAAGATGAAAGATACACATACACAACAATAAGACTATATTTATTTATAGCAACACTAACACTAGATTTTTAAGATGGCAAATATAGCATTAAGAAACCCACAATTTAAATTCATAGATGCAAGTGCATCTGCAAAATCTGTTGAATGTTCAGTTACTATTGATGGAACATTAAGGTATACACTTATAAAAAACCTACCTACTATATTAACTGGTACACAAACAATTAATTTTGATATTGCTGAACTAGCAAGAGATTATATTGAGATTACATACCAAACAGATTATGTACCTCAAACAGTTTCTATTTCAACAGTAATAAAAAGCTACACATTAATTAATGGTGGTGGTACACCTATTGATAGTGCTACTTATACAGATGTTGGCTTTGAGGCTTATGGTGTGTTTACAGAGGGTGTAAATCCAACCGTACCTTTTGGTAGAACTAAACCTACTTATTTAATACCTATCAATGAAGATACAGATACATTTACAATATTAGCACCAAATAATCAAACTGGTAAGATACCAAGCATAACTGCTTTGAGTGGTTTAGTAGCAACATCATTTACTGCATCTGATACAAGTGTAACAAATGTTGATGGTGTTGTGTGTAACATTAAAAGAATAGACTGCACAAAGTATGGTGAGGGTAAAAGAATTATTTACATAAACAAATATGGTGCACAACAAGATTTATGGTTTTTCTTAAAAGAAACTAAAAACCTAGCACGAACTAATGAGGGTTACAAGTCAAACACAATAACCTATCCTAATGGTTCAAGTGCTACATACTCAATACAAAATGCACCTAACAAAGTATTCAACACACAAGCAAAACAAACACACACTTTAAGTAGTGGATATTACCCAGAGTTTTTAAACCAACAATTTGAAGAACTGCTATTAAGTGAATACATATGGTTAAGCACCTTTAAAAAAGGTAGTGGTGTTATCATACCCGTAAAAGTTAAAACCTCAACAGTAGCCTTTAAAACAAGTGTAAACGATAGACTGATAGAATACACAATGGAGTTTGAAGAAGCATATGATTATATAAACAACATTAGATAAATGCGTAGACTACAACTATACATAGGTACTGAAAGGGTAGATTTGTTTAAAGATGAAAGTGTTTCACTTACACAAACAATAAAGAATGTAAAAGACTTGGCAAAGGTGTTTACTGAATTTACACAAACCTTTTCTGTACCAGCATCTAGTGTAAACAATAAGATATTTAAACACTATTATAACTTTGATATTAGTGGTGGTTTCGATGCAAGGATTAAAGCAGATGCAAGATTAGAGTTAAATGATTTACCTTTTAAAGATGGTAAGATAGCTTTGCAAGGTGTAGACTTAAAAAACAATTTAGCACACACATACAGAATTACTTTCTTTGGCAATACTGTAAACCTAAAAGATACATTAGGAGATGCTCAATTAAGCAGTTTAAGTTTTTCTGATTACTATGATAGGCTTTATGATTTTGATACAGTAACTGGTGTTATGCAAGATGGTCTTACTCCTTTTATAGTGCCTTTGATTACTCACACAAACAGATTGATATACAATAGTGGTAGTCACGTTGCATTTGACCCAGAGGCTACAATAAATAATTTATACCATCAAGGTAGTGGTAACACAAGCCAAAATGGTGTGTATTGGAATGAGTTTAAATATGCAGTAAGATTACAAAATATAATAGAAGCAATACAGACAAAATACGATATTACCTTTTCAGATGATTTTTTCAATGATGCCAACAACGAACAATTTTCTACATTGTATATGTGGTTGCATAGAAAAAGTGGTTCAGTAGAAAGACCAACACAAGTTGATTTTGTATACACAAGACTAACTGATTTGGTTCAAACACAATCACAAGGTATTTCAAGTGTAAACAATGGTATCATAACTGTAACTATACCTAACAATGGATTGCAACCAGCCTTTTTAATAGTTAATTTAGTACAAGCATCAGCAAACCCCTATAGTGTACAAGTTTTAAGAAATGGAGGTACTGTAGTTGGTGAATTAAATAGTGTAACTGGAAACCAAACATTAACTGTTAGGGGTGATACAAATGATTTTCAAAACAATGCAACTTACACAATACAAATAGGGGGTGTTGTAACTTTTAATGCTAATGATATAGTTGTTTCTGTATCTGCAACTGCACCCGGTGTTTCAGCAGTAGACCAATACAAAAACAGTATACAATTTGGAACTAACCAAAGTAAAGAATTTAATATAGTTGAGCAGATACCAAAAATGAAGATTATAGATTTTCTTTCTGGCTTGTTTAATTTGTTTAACCTAACTGCTTATGTAAATGATGTAGGAACAATAGTGGTTAGAACTTTAGATAGTTACTATGCAGATAGCACACAAGTTTACAACATAGATAAATACCTAGATACTACAAAATCAACATCAGATGTTGCACTACCTTACAATAAGATTAATTTTAGCTACAAAGGTTTAGGTACTTTATTATCACAACAATTTAATCAGCTCACCAATAGTGGTTGGGGTTCTTTAAGCTACACATTAGACGGTGATATTTTTGATGCACCAAGTGAACCATATAAAATAGAAGTACCATTTGAGCATATGCAGTTTGAAAGATTGTATGACCAAGGTAATTCACCACCAACATCAACAGATGTACAATGGGGTTATTCTGTAAATGAAAACTTACAATCATATATAGGTGAACCATTAATTTTTTATGGTATACCAATAACCAATGGAACAAATATTAGAATTAGAGATACAGTTTTAAATAATAACGTAGAAGATATTGTTGATTATATTATACCATCAAATAGTTTTTCTATTGCTCCATCTACAAGTAGAATAAATATACATTTTCAAAATGAACTAAATGAGTATTTGGCTAATGAACCAGATGGTTTAGTTGGAGGTGATAATGCTTTAGGCTTTACAGATACATTATTTCAAACTGATTACAAAGAGTACATACAAGATGTGTTTAATGTAAGAAGAAGATTGTTAAAAGTTACTGCATACCTACCTATGAAAGTATATTATAACTTACAACTAAATGACTTAATACAATTAGGACAAGATAGCTACAAGATAAATTCAATGAAAACAGATTTAACAACTGGTAAAACAGAATTTGAATTACTAAACACAATATTATGATTAAGAATATAATTGACTTGCTACAAGTTGTTGAGGGTGATACTGAAAACATAAAGATTGCACAAGGAAAAAATGCTTTACCTACAAACGTAAAGAATGGATTAAAACTACTTAAAAAACAAATAAAATGGCAGTAACAAAAACCATTAACCTAGAGGTAAACACTAAAGATGCTCAAAAGAGTTTAAAGGGTTTAGAAAAAGGTGTTGATGATGTAAATAAGGAAGTAAAAGAAACAAGTAAATCTACTCAACAAATGGGCGGTACACTTGATAAAGTTACTGGTGGTGCTGTATCTAAATTTGGTGCATTTAAGGGTGCATTAACAAGTGTGACAACGGGGTTTAAATCTTTAAGAATTGCAATAATTGGTACTGGTATTGGTGCTTTATTAATTGCGGTTACTGCATTAGGACAAGCGTTTACAAGAAGTGAAGAAGGACAAAACAAGTTTGCTAAAATACTAGGTGTTATTGGTAGCGTTACTGGCAACCTTTTAGACTTATTAGCAGATTTAGGTGAAAGTATTATAGGTGTTTTTGAAAACCCTAAACAAGCAATTAAAGACTTTGCAAATCTTATAAAAGAAAACATTACAAATCGGTTTGATGGTTTACTAAATTTAATACCACAAATAGGCAAGGCAATTAGCTTACTTTTTAAAGGTGAATTTAGAGAAGCTGGTAAAGTGGCAGCAGATGCAGTTGGTAAGGTTGTACTAGGCGTTGATAGTATAACAGATAGTGTAAGTGGTGCTATTGATGCTGTAAAAGAGTTTGGGGAAGAAGTTTTAGCAGATGCAAATGCAGCAGCAAAAATTGCAGACCAAAGAGCAAACGCAGAAAAGGTAGCAAGAAAATTAATTGTTGAAAGGGCACAAGCAGAACAAGATATAGCAAGGTTAAGGGAGAAAGCAGTAAACAAAGAAAAGTTTACAGCACAAGAAAGAATTGCGTTTTTAGAAGAAGCTGGTAAAATTAGTGAAGAACTTGCAGCAAAAGAAACAGCGGTTGCAAAGTTAAGATTACAAGCTAAATTAACAGAAAACTCACTAACAAAAAGTAACAAAGATGATTTAAACGAAGCAGCACAATTAGAAGCTAGTGTAATTCAATTAGAAACTCAAAGGCTTAACCTACAAAAAAGATTAAGTACAGAACTATTAACTGCAAGACGTGAAGCATCAGCACAAGCAAAAAAAGATGCAAAAGAAGAACCAGTTGTTGTAGATAAAAAACTGCAAAAAATACTTGAAATTCAAAAGGCATATAGACAAAAACAAGAAGATGCAGAAGCAGAAAGTGAGTTACAAAAAATAGCATTAGAAGAAGAAAGAAAACTTGCAGAACTTGATAGGCTTGATGCAACAGAGGCACAAAAGGCTGAAGTAATTGCATTCTATCAAAACAAGATACAAGATGTAAAAGATAAAAATGCAGCTGAAGATGAAAAAAATGAAAAAATAAAGAATGCTGCACAATTAAATATGGTTAAAAACACATTAGGTAATATGTCTACTTTGTTTGATGACCAAAGTGCTGCTGGTAAAGCAACTGCTGCTGCTGCTGCATTAATAAACACCTATCAAGGTATTACTGCTGAACTTGCAACAAAGACTGTTACACCTTTTGAATTTGGTGTGAAATTAGCAAACATTGCAACAACTGCTGCCATTGGTTTTAAATCTGTAAAAGATATATTAAAAACAACACCTAGTAATGCAAAGGGTGGAACAAATCCAGCTTCTGGAGCGGGTGGTGGTGGTGCCCCAATACCTCCAGCATTTAATATAGTTGGTTCTAGCGGTGAAACACAATTAGCAGATGCAATAGGTGGACAATCACAAAGACCAGCAAGAGCATATGTAGTAAGTAATGATGTAACCACAGCACAAGAGATGGATAGAAACATTATTGAGGGTGCAAGTATATAAATGCAAAATTAAAAACTAAACACGTTATATATTTATGAAGATAATAGAACTTATTTTAGATGAAGAACAAGATGATATTGGAGTAGATGCAATTTCTATTGTAGAAAGTCCAGCTATTGAAAGTGATTTTGTTGCTTTAAAGAACCAAGAAATAAAGTTAGCAGAAGTAGACAAAGAAAAGAAAATATTAATGGGTGCTTTATTAATCCCAAACAAGCCTATTTACCGCAATGGTGGTGAGGGTGAGTATTACATATACTTTTCAAAAGATACTATTGTAAAAGCATCTCAAATGTTCTTACAGAATGGCAAACAAAGTAATTCAACATTAGAACACAACCAAGCATTAAATGGTTTAACGTTGGTTGAAAGTTGGATAGTAGAAAGTAAGGAACAAGATAAATCTGCAATGTATGGTTTAGATGTACCAGTAGGTACTTGGATGGGAAGTGTGAAAGTAAACAATGAAGATGTTTGGAATGAGTATGTTAAAACAAATAAAGTTAAGGGTTTTTCTATTGAGGGTTATTTTGCAGACAAAATGGAAACACCTAAAGATAAAACACTAGGAGACTTAATGAGTGAAGATGATATTTTACTTAACAAAATAAAGGATATACTAAATGCAGAGGAACAATAAAAACAAAATCTTTATACCAAGTAGAACATCACCTAGTGGCGGTGGACGTGCTTGTTTATGTTGGGATACTAAAAAGTATTCAATAGAGTGTTGTGATGGTTCTATGCAAGCACAAGGTATAGGTGTTATAACAAGAACAGACTGAAAATGCAAATTTTAATTTAATAATCGTTATATAAATAGTATGAAAGCAAACCAAATGTTAAACGAAATAAAAACACTTCTAAACATCGAGGTAAAACTTGAAGAACAGAAGTTAGAAAATGGTACTGTAGTAAGTGCAGAAGCCTTTGAAAAAGATAATGAAATATTCATTGTCACAGATGATGAAAAAATTGCAATGCCAGTTGGTGAATATCTTTTAGAAGATGGAAGATTGGTAGTTGTAGAAGCAGAGGGTCTTATTGCAGATGTTCGTGAAGTATCTGATGAGGTGCCAGCCAAAGAAGAAGCTAAAGAAGAAGTTGAAGAAACTGAGGATTTAGAAGAAGAAAAAAAAGAAGAAGAAAAAATGGCAGATGTTGCCGACTGGGAGGGAATGGAAAAGAGAATACAGAACCTAGAAGATGCCATTGCAAGTCTTAAAAAAGAAGATGTTGAAATGGGTGTTGAAAATGGTGGTTTAAAATCTCGTACTGTAAAGGAAGAATTTTCAGAAGAAGTAACAGAAGAAGTAAAAGAAGAATTATCAGCAGTAAAACCAATTAAACACAATCCAGAAGCAAGTACACCACAAAAGAAACAAGTACAATTTGCCAAAGGACAATTTAACACAACACTAGATAGAGTATTAAGTAAATTAAACAAATAAAAAATGAATAAAAGAAACGTAAATTTAGCAACAACCGTAACTGTAAATTCTACCTATGCTGGAGAATTTGCTGGTGAGTATATCGCAGCAGCTTTATTATCTGCATCAACTATTGATGACGGTGGATTAACAGTAAAGGCAAACATTGCTTTTAAAGAAGTAATTAAGAAAATCGCTACAACTGCAATAGTACAGTCTGCATCTTGTGACTTTGACCCACAGTCAACTATCACACTAACAGAAAGAATTATTGAACCAAAAGAACTACAAGTAAACCTACAATTATGTAAGTATGATTTTGTAAACGATTGGGAAGCTCAATCAATGGGTTATGGTCTTGGTCAAACATTGCCACCAAAGTTTTCTGATTTCTTGATTGCACACGTTGCAAGCGAGGTTGCACAGAACACAGAATTTTGTATCTGGCAAGGTGATACAGCAGCGGTTTCTAACAACTCTTTTGATGGGTTTGAAAAACTAATTGCAGCAGCAGTAACAGCGGGAGATGTTCCAGCAGCACAAGCAATAACATCAGTAGCACTTACATCTACAAACATTATAGATAAGCTTTCTGAGGTAGTTGATGCAATACCATCTGCACTATACGGTAAAGAAGATTTATTTTTATATATCGGAACTAAAGCAGCTAAACTATATGTTCAAGCATTAGGCGGATTTGGAGCGAATGGATTAGGAGCAAATGGTGTTGCTAATATGGGTACACAATGGTGGAACAACGGAAGCCTAACGGTAAACGGAGTTAAAATCTTTGTATCACCGGGATTATCTGATGACAAAATGTATGCAGCACAACGTTCTAACTTATACTTCGGAACTGGCTTGTTAAACTCAACAAACGAGGTTAAAACCTTGGATATGAGTGACTTGGATGGAAGTAACAACGTGAGAATGGTAATGCGTTTCACTTCTGCAGTACAATTTGGAATTGCAGCAGACATAGTATCTTACGCATAATTAATTAATTAATCAATAGAAAGGGGTGGGTAGGTAATCTGCTCACCCTTTTTTTTTAAAACAATAAAAACAATGGCTTGTACATTAA